GAATGAGTATGACCAGCGAATCGCTATCTTTGATTGCGATGCTCACCATGGTGACGGTACAGAGATGTTACTTAAATCCAATAAGAATGTTCTGACTTATTCAGTTCATGAGTATGGAATTTTCCCAGGCACGGGTTTGCTCAGCGATTGGAAAAATCGCGCTTACAACTTCCCGCTTGCCGCAGGGTCAGGTGACGATGCTTTACTCAGCGCTACCGAGGGATTCCTTCAAGCGTGTGAAGAGTTTCAACCTACAATGATTTTTGTTGCGTGTGGTGCCGATGGCTTAGCCGATGACCCACTATCAAATCTCATGTATACGCCCGAGGGATATTTCAACTCAATGCGCCTTATCCGTGAACAGTTTCACAATCTGCCGATTCTCTTAGGCGGTGCGGGTGGGTACCTTCCTGATACGGGAACTCCCGAGGTATGGAAAAACGCCACGCTTGGATTGATGGCTGTTCAAACCGAGGTTGTAAAACCCTAACCGTTACGATTGGTGCCATGAACCCACCAAAAAAACTGCTGACACAAAACAGCGAGTTAAAGCCTGACGGAATCTTTAACTGGACTCTTCCTGCCTTTGCCATAAAATTAACAGATGGAAGCAATTTTAATGTTTGTCCGCAAGCAGGAGCCTGTTCAAGTTTTTGTTATGCAAGAAACGGCACTTATCTGTTTCGCAATGTGCGCTCGCGCCATATCTTAAATCTTGAATATGTTTTGAACTATCCCGAGCAATGGTTTGAGCAGATGTTGGCTGAAGTGCAAAAGCCTAAGATGATTGGCAAGCACATTCGAATTCACGATGCTGGAGATTTCTTCTCTGAAGATTATCTCAACCTATGGTTGAAGATTGCTCGAGCAACTCCCGATGTCACTTTCTATTGCTACACAAAAGAGGTTGCACTATTCAAGAAAGTCGTAGAGCCTGACTGCCCTGCTAACTTTCGCTACCTTTACAGTATGGGCGGAAAGCAAGACCATTTGATTAACAAAGAGACTGACCGCCATGCTGAAGTCTTTCCCGATGATGTCGCTATCTTAGATGCTGGATACTCGAGCCAAGATGCAAGTGACTTATTGGCAATAACTCTGCCAAGCAATAAAATCGGCATACCTGCCAATAACATCCGCCACTTTAATAAAAAGTTGGCTGGTCGTACTTTCGGGGATGTTCAAGATGAGATTGACCAAAAGCGCAGAGTTAAACTAAGCGGGGCATAATGACAACAATCCTTGCCATTCAACATCCCGACAAAGTTTCTTTAGGCGCTGACTCGCAGGTGACTGCTGGCAATGGGCGAACTGCTAACCATCCTCAGATGGTGAAGATAAGTCAAAAGGGTGATTACATAATTGCGGGTGCTGGAGAATGTGCGCCTTGCGATATTGCTCAACATATATGGATTCCACCAACTCCAACGGTTAAAGACTGGAATGACCTTTATCATTTCATGATTGCCAAGGTTGTCCCGTCTCTCAAAGCCTGTTTCAAAGAGAATGAATACAAGTGGGACTCCGACGATGATGAAGCAAAGTTCTCTTTCCTTGTTGCTATTGGTGGAGAGATATTCGAAATAGCCGATGACTTCTCGGTGTGTTTGGACACAAAAGGTTTCTACGGTGTTGGCTCGGGTTCTAGTTATGGAATCGGTGCGCTATCGGCTGGAGCCTCTCTAGCCAAGGCTCTTAAGATAAGCGCAGACAATGACGCCTACACATCTGCCCCATTTATTTATTTCAATCAACTCAAGCGAAAAGTTGCACCATCGGTAAAGAAGTAGTATCCTAACCCTAGTTGTATATCCTTACAACAAGAGAGGAATCTATGGAGAATCAACAAGAGATGATTGACCAAAAGTTCAGTCAGATTGTAAACAAGCCAACAATTAAGATGAAGCGTCCACCAGCAAAGTTCCCTGAACTTCGTTACCTATGGGGCGTTACCCTCTTGGGTAGTTTCGTTCTTATTGTTATTAGTTCGGTAGTTACTTCGATTATCGAAGCCCTGTAATCCGCACACGCAGATTACGCGGGACTCAAAGTAAGTTGGATTAGGGACGGGGATTACTCGGTAGCAATCAGCCGAGTGATTCTCGTTCTTCCATATATCGTTCAGGGTCATAAATAGTTATCGCCTTCGCAATCAAGTGAGGTTGCAATGTCTTTGCATGGTGACCACAAAAGTAAAGTTCACCGTTTAGAAAAGTTGCCCCGACTTTAGCCTTGGCTCCACATCTATCACAGGTTTCGAATACTTCTAAAGGCACTCGAACTGTTGTTGTCATTTTTTCTTCTCAGGCGGATATTTTTCAATTCGCTCTTTAATTCTGCCGTCTTTGTAAAGTCTAACTATCCAGCCGTCTTTAATCTGTATTGGATTAAAAGGATGTTTAGTTTTAGCGCTTCCCTTGGACATTACTTGAGTCGCCCTGCATTTGAATCATTGACTGGACCTCCGACAATCCAAGCCCGACAAGTGCGAGCGCTCGCACACTTAAAATCGAAAGCCTCGCAATATCCCAACTCTCCAGCCTCGGTGACATCCCAAGCGGTTTGGCGAGTGTCGCCTTGGGCTAATCCACCTTCGATACATTGAAGCATCGCCGAGGTTTGGATAAACGCCGCACAGTTCCCGCATCGCTGTTTCTTGGCTTCCTCGGCGCTAACGCCCCATTCAGCCCCCATCTTTGCCCAGTAGTCATCATTAGGTTCGGACGGGTTCAAAGGACCGTACAGAGCCGTTTGAATGGCTTTAGCACGGTTCTCAAGGTTGGCTCTTACATCCTGAGTCGCTGTTGGGCATGAAGCCTTCAATAGAGCGGTGACTGCTGGCGTAAGAGACATGGGATAAGGGTATCAGGCGAACATCTGTTCGAAAAAAATAGTTGTTGAATTGGGATGATTATTAACCCCCGTTGTGTTATACTGGTGTTGTAAGTGAGAGAGAGGAAATGACATGGCTCAGAAAGCGGTCAAGAAGATTGGTCAGTATCGTCTTTACAAAGTAGAGGGCTACGGCATCTACGAAATCTACTACGGCACAAAGGCAACTGGTGTTCATGTAGAAAACATCGCTAACAAAGAAAACTTCGAGTGGGCTGTTGGCGAAATCAAGAGAAGCGTTCAACAGGCTGTTAGAGAAGGTTACGGAATAGGAGTAAGCAACTAATGACTACAACAATCGAAAAGGTAAAAGTTACGCCTAAAGTCGGCGACATTCTTTACTCATCTTGGGGCTACGACCAAACCAACATCGAGTTCTTCAAGGTGGTTAAGGTCAGCGAGTTCTCCGTGTGGATTCAAGAGATTGGCAAGAAGGTCGTTGAGGTCACAGGTTGGGCGCATCAAAATGTGGTGCCAGTTGATTCCCCTGAATATCAGGTTCGCAACTGGGACAACGAAAAAGATGATTGGGACAATGTGAATCCATTCATCACAAAGACTCATCCAATCCAACGCAAGAAGATTCAGGCTTACGGAGATGGCTACGGCGTCAGCCTTAACTCATTCTCATCGGCTTGGTTATGGGACGGAAAACCAAAGGGTCAAAGTCAGACTTGTTAGATTATTAACCCCAGTTATGATATACTGGACTTGTTCTTAGAGAGGAGAACATCGTGAAAAGTAAAGAAATTAAAGTAGGCAGTATTTATGCTTACAAGCGTTATAGAAGTTACAGCGGACTTGCTTGGGTCAATGCGGTCAAAGTAATTGCCGTGGGCAAAAAGAAAGTCGAGATTAAATTCGTAGACAAAGTTACATTTGAAGAGATTGATGTTTCTAACCCTAGGTACTACGGTGCCAAATCTGAATGGGTTCCTCTTTCTTTCATCAAGGGCGAATACCAAGAGTATGTTGAGCAGATTAAGCAAGAAGAGGCAGAGCGCCAAATCTTGTTTGCTGGATACGCCAAGGAAAGAGCAGAAAGGGAAAAGTTCCAAAAAGAAGTTTACGAACCTGCGTTTGCTGAACTTCTAACACAATTAGAGGGTTTGGTTGAGTATGTGAATCCTTACGATTCATTGAACTCCTTGCCTTATGACTTAGTAGTAAAACTATCTGAAATCTTAAAAGAGAAGGCGGTAGCGTAATGGGGTGGGATGTAACTAATGTCGGAAGCAATTTCACAACTCGAGCATTTATCGAGTATTACATCCGTCGGACTTATGACGGAATCTATGAGAGCGTCAAGATTTTTGAGGGCAAGAATGTAGATGGTCAAAAGGCTTTCTATGTAGCCCTAAAGAAACTTGAGGATAACTCAGTCTTTGCGTGTGTGATTTTAACTCAGCGCAAGAATGGTCAGGTATTCACCAAGGTCATAGGCGAATCAGAAGAGCCTTTGTACTACGAGGCTCCTGAATCATTCATCAAGGTATTAACTCCAGCATCAACGAACGGCGGTGCTTGGTGGAGAAATAGATGTTTAGAACAACACTTAGAAAAGGAGAACGCATAAAATGGGGTACACACATTACTGGAAGTTCAATCAACAGCCATCGGCTGAAAAGTTCGCTGAGTTCGTTGAAGGCGTCAAGCAGATAACTGCAACAGCCGATGAAGCAGGAATTCCAATCGGGGATGAAAAGTACGAATCTAACTATGTAAGTTTCAACGGCGTAGCAGATGGAGCGCATGAGAGTTTCTATATTGAACTCCCTGTTGGCGATGAGAGGTACGACGATGGATTCTGTAAGACAGGCGAAAAGCCTTACGACACAGCCGTGACTGCCTCGCTCATCCTTGCTAAGAAAATCTTTGGTGAGGACATTACGATTCGAAGCGATGGCAACTGGACAGATTGGGAAGATGGGCAACTGCTCTATGAATCTGTTTACGACATCCAGCCTGAGAGCGTCTTAGCGTGAGCGACGAGATACTCAATGAACTTGTGGATGAGTTTGGCACGGGGATTCTCTCGTCATCTCATCCACATACGGGTTTAACTCTGAGGCAATGTCAGATTTTGTACAACAAGTACGGACTTGAAAAAGGTATTGAGATAATCAAAAGGTGGAAAGAGTTAAACGCTTTGAGAGACCTTAAGTAAGTCTGCAACTGTGATTGTGAATCCCTTGGTTGAATACTCAGGGCGGTTCATCTCACGCCTTACTCCGTAAAACGCTACCGCCTTGCTAACTCTTTCGGTAGGTACTGTCAGCACGGAATCTTCAAGGATAAATGACCAATGGCTTGCCTTGGTTGTACTGATGCCCGATGCGTACCAGCAAGCAAGGACATCTGACCAGCACTCGGTTTCAATGTAGAGATTGCCTGTTTCTTTCCAGCGCCTATCTCGTTTGACTTCGACTGTTTCAATCGGTGCGGTTAATAGTGAATTGACTATAACCTCGCCTTCTTGCCCGAAGCGTAAATCTAAATCCCAATCAGAGCGACTCATAATGTTCCCCATTGATTTGACTGCCCAATAGATATTGGCGCGATGCTTTGAATAACTGAACGGTTTTCATAGAGTGCTAAGAGTATTGCTTCAGCACGGTCAGGGGAAGCCACGCCCCGTTTCTTCATGTCTATCTTTGATTCAATAACAACTCGACCCGACGCATCCGATGTATATGTTGGTCCTGCCAACTGCGAGAGGACGAACCTATCTACATTCAATCGCACATCCTGTTTACCCTCTTTAGGTTGCAACATCTGTCGAGCGTTCCACCACATCTCGGCTCTTTGATTTTTGAACTTGGCTTGGTCTTTAGGCTTCTCGGCTACATTGACTCCAATGATGTCAGCGGGTAACTGGCGCTCCTTGACCCATCTATCCAACATAGAGACAACGCCCCAACCTAATCCGATGGTATCGACCTTAACTCGAACTCGGTCTCGCAATTCGCGCTCGCTATGTATCTTGACGCAATTCTCAATCTCTCGCATGACCACACCTGCTACATCAACTGCGTTGGCATTTTGTTTACCCGATGAGCGATGGACGATGCTAACTGCATAACCATCTAGGCGAGCAATAACGAATTCATCTCCACCATCTGAAGCAATATCAACTCCAAGTTTAATTATCTTTGATTCAAGTGGCTCTTCGTTCTCTGTTGATAATTCAGCCCAAGCAAAAGGGATGACCTTGCCTGTACTCGACTTAGGGAACTGCGCCATAACACGGGCTTCAACGAATGGAGAATCCTCACCGAACTCAGAGATAACATCATTCACCCAAGTTTGGTCTACGAGGTGTGTCTTAACTTCATGCGCTTCAATGTAATCAGGACATGAGCGACATCTGCCTGTTGGCTCACCCGTAAAGTTTGGTGTGTCATAGGCACCAATCGAAATGATGTTATAGAGCGGACTCGAACAGATACGCTCGAACCAAGTTTGTTCTGTATCTGTTGGCGGGTTACCAAGGACAAGTAGTTTCGTGTTACCGCCTGTCATAAGAGACTCAAGTGCGCCACCGATTGTGTCGGATAAACCTCCAGCCTCATCAACTACGACCAGCAAGTTAGGTGCGTGAATACCCTGCACCGCTGTTTCATCATGAGCGCTTGGACTAAATCCATAACCAACTACGGTTCCATTTATTTTCCATTGAACTGTATCGGCTTCCCCAGGCAGATTATGTTTAGCATGAACTCTTCTAATATGCGGCCACATAATGTTTCGAACCTGTCGATGTGTAGTCGCTGTTGTAATTGCAACCGCTGTACCTGCGGGATGTGTAGATAACCACCACGCTACTGCTCTCGCCGCTAAGTGAGATTTCCCAGGCGCGTGACAAGCGGGAACTACTGTTCTTTTATTTTGTGTTAATGAAGTGAGAATCTCTTTTTGTTTACTCCATAGAGTTTCGCCTAGCCCTTGCTCAACGAATCCAACTGGGTCGTTCTGCCATCTAGCCCAAGGGTTATCTAACTCAGCATCAAGGATGACCAACAAGGCGTGACGCTCATCAGGTGTAAGCATGGCAAGCAACTCGGCTTGCTTCATGGAATCACTTTCGAGGAACTTATCGAGAAGTCTCTCGGTCATGAGTTAAGCGCTCTTTGTTTTACGGGACTCAAGGACTTTGGCTATCTTCTCTTGAAGTTCTCCCATGGTGACTGTAACTCTTACCTCTGACACGGAATGAGATAGAACTTCTTGCTTATCTATGCGACCAAAATCTTCAGGCACTTGACGCTCTAACCACCAAGCGGATGCTTTCCAATCTCCTTGACTCGCCGCACTTGATACGACTGCCACCTTTTTAGCGATTGCTTCCGCTCGCGCCCGTGTGAGAGACTCCAAAAAATCTAAATATATTTTCTCCTCGAGTTTAGGTTTGGCATCAGGAAGCGTCGCCAATCTATCTCGCTCTACCATTCCACGGCTCATCCAGTTATAGAAAGTGGACTCAGCAATGTTTACCATGGCTACTGCCTTGTTTACTGGCAAGCCAAGCACAATCAGGTTAAGTAACTCCTCGCGTCTAACATCATCAAGGAGAACCGTTGTTCCTTTAGGTCTGCCCTTTGGGTTAGCGGGTTTCTTCTTTACTACTGCCGTTGCCACTAGAACTCCATCCCGATGTACCAAAATCCTAATTCAAGCCACCAGTTGTATTTCGAAATAGTAAAGCCAATGGCGAATCCATTATTTCTACCGTAAAGAATCCAAGACTTACCTATCTTCTTTTCCATGTCTTTATTCTACCTCGGTTGTGCAAGCATCGATAGGCAAAGATAACAACTCAGCAATATCTTTCCAGCCGTAGATTGAATTAGCCCATTCGTTTAAGTCCTCTGTATGAACTCGCATTGAGTGTTCGCCTACTCGAATGGTTGTGCGACCCACAGGAATATGCCCAGGCTTGGATTTTCCCCCACCCAAGATTTCGGCAACCTCTTCAGGAGTAAAGCCTGTTCCCCGCAAGCCCGTACTCGTAAGAAGTTTGTTTAACTCCTGTGGGTCGTATGTTGCCAAGTCAGAGGTTCGGTTATCGACAATGAGGATTTTGATTTCCTCTACATCATCGACATCGACCCAATGAACGGCAATCTTTTCCCACCCCAACTGAACTGCGCCTTGATAAGTATGATTGCCCGAGAGAATGTGCTTGGTTCGCTTATTAACCACGATAGGTCGGTACTGACCCATTACCTCAAGGGACTGAATGATTGTGCCTATATCGCCCTCACGCGGGTTGAGAGGGTGAACTTTAATCTCATTGATTGTGACTGTCTCAATGTCCTCGGGTGAACTCTCGCTTCGTTCAGGCTGTGTATCAGGTTCAACAGGCTTACGCTCAGGAAAACCAAGGCGTTCTTTGATTGCTTTGATTGCTTTCTGCTTTGTCGGAGCCTCGGCGTATAGTTGCTCTTTCCAAGCCTTGTAAGCCTCCATCTCGACTGTGAACTTCCAAGCGCTAATCTTTACTTCAGGGTCACTAGGTAAAGGCTTAGAATCGGTTATGTTGTCTTTGTCTTTACCGCTTATCAATCTATCTAAAGTCTCAACCTCTGATTGAGTGAAGCCCGTACCCTCGAGTTCAGGTAAAGCGGTCAGCAAAGATTTCAGAAGTGGCTCGTTGTATCCAGCCAAATCAGTTAGGCGATTATCAGCCAAGACAATCTTACGAGCGGACTCTTCATCTACATCCACATAAGTTATCTTGATTTTTTTCCAGCCGAGTTTCTTCGCCGCTTTGTATGTGTGGTTTCCCGCCAAGATAAAATTCGAACCGTATTGAACAACAATCGGTCTGTACTGCCCATGGGCTTTGAGAGATTGAGCAATCGCTTCAATATCGCCACGACGAGGATTTGTCGGGTACGCCTCAAGGGATGACAAAGGAACTGAAGCAACTTGTCCAACTTTTATCTTCGCTTTCATTTAATGTATATCCACGCCTCGAAGTTATAGAACTTCCAAAACATTGTGCCAACTGTGAACCCTGCGTTCTCTGCCAATATCTGATTTCGCATTGATGAGTTCACCTTCATCATAGGTCGAAGGTCGCGCTCTTTGTTAAGTATCTGTTCAGGGCTAAAGGCTTTACGCTTGAAGTCATAGTGAGCGCCGTTGATTACCTGCTCAAGTTCACCCGATTCTTCTCGTACCTTCTCTGCCCATATAAAAGCCCCACCCTCAACTAGAGATTCATAGATGACGCTCAAGATGTTTGGTCTGTCCTCGTAGGGTAAGAACTGAAGTGTGAAGTTTGAGATGATTAAACTCGACTTACCGAATCCATTGAAAGCGCGTAAGTCTTTGCGAACATAGATAGTTTCATCATGGGACTCAGGCAATAAGTTATCGGCTATATCAATTCCGACTTTCTTGCCACGGTGAGGAAGTCGCTCTAACAGCGTTCCAGTTGAACAGCCAAGGTCAATCACCTGAGTATCTTCAGTCATGAAGTATGTACTCAAGTCACAGATTGCTTCAGTCAATGTGTGATAGTTCGGGATTGATTGCGCGATGTGTTCATCAAAGTTCTCAATCGTCTCAAATGAGAATGGCTCAGTAGAACTCATGAAGCCTTCTACCAATCGCTTCCACGACTGGGATAGTGATTGTCCGTCCGCACCGTTCGTATCTTTCGGAATCTGAAACTCGTCGTCCATCGTGATAAAACTCCGTCCATCCATCGGGTAATCCTTGAAGGCGCTCGCACTCCAAGGGAGTTAGTTTTCTAATCGCAAAGCCGTCCTCATCCCCGATTTGAACTCCGTGACGGTCTTGCGCTGTTATCGTGTACATCGGGTCTCCATCATCTTTAATGAGTCGCCCGTTTGGTGATTTGTTTACTCTTGCTACATCAAGAACTGGTCTAACGAATGGCACATTGTTACCACCTGTTCCCATGTGAGCCAATAATGTTGGAGCCACATTCTCAAAGGTTCTAAAAGCATTATCTCTGCGAATGAACTGCTCGACTACATACTGTCGGGAGTTTCCTCCTTTGTAGTAGTGGGCGTCGAGGGTCGGAGAAATGTCGGAGAAAAGCCCCTGCCTTCCTTCTCGTTCTTTCGAGTTCGCTTCATCATTGCCTCTACCTGTTGCTCCGATAGGAAATACTTTTGGTCGGGGGTGACTTCTAAGATGTCCGATAAGGAATACCCTTTCTCGGTGCTGTGGGACGCCGAAATTTTGGCTGTCAAGCAACTCCCATTGACAGTCATACCCCAAGCCATCCAAGACTTCAAGGATGATTTCGAAGGTTCTTCCTCCGTCGTGATTGAGGAGTCCTTTGACATTCTCAAAGAGGATATACGGTATGGATTTTTCGTGAGCGAGTCTAAACATTTCAAAAGCGAGTGTCCCGCGGGTGTCATCCAAGGAAAATCCAGTTCGCTTTCCTGCAACTGAAAAAGTCGCACAAGGGAATCCTCCAACGAGGAGGTCGGCATCAGGAATGTCTCCAGCGGAAACATCTCTAATATCTCGTCCGTCAGGTTGGTGTCCGAAGTTTCGTGCATAAATACTCCTAGGTCTCTCTAACCATTCGTTAGCCCATACACACTCATGACCAGTTCTTTCAAGTCCGAGTCTGAACGCACCAACTCCTGCGAATAACTCTATGAACTTCATTAGACAACAGGTTTCGCTGGTCGCCCTCGTCTACGAATTAGTTTGCCTTCAGCGTCGTACTCGGGTGTACGAGAAATATCATTGCGAAT